CTAGGCGGTGTTCCGTTGCAGATCGACCGCGGTAGTAGAACTGCTAGTGCCCACATTTTGCCCACACTCTCGCGTTAAAAGATCGTTGATCGCCACCCCGACCGCCTCCACGTCCGACCCGTACAGGTGCCCGTAGCGGTCCAGCGTCAGCCCAGCGGACTCGTGGCCGAGCATGTTCTGCAATGCCTTGATGTTCGCCCCGGCCTGAATCGCGAGGGACGCCGCCGTGTGCCGAAGCTCGTGGATCTTGAAGTCGTAGACCGCGGTGGTTTCACCCGCAGCGTCGACGACGGTCCGCGGGAACAGTTCAGTGGCCGCGACGGCCTGAGTCCACCACCGCCGCCGCACGTTGTTCCCCCGCATGTGCCCGCCCTGCGAGTCGGGGAAGACAAGAGAGTCCGGCTCCCCTGGTTTGAGCAGATCGGCGACGAACGCTGGCAGGCTCACCGTGCGCCCCTTGCCGCTCTTGGGCGAACCGATCTCAAACACCCCGTCGACGAGGGCAACGGATCGGCTGATGCGGATTGTCCTCTTCTGAAGATCGAGATCCCGCCACCGCAGTTCCGCGACTTCCCCGAATCGAAGGCCACACGTCCCGAGGACGTACACCAGCGGCCGATGGACACCGGCAGCGTCGGCGAGTGCGTGCAGTTGCTCCAGCGTGATGAACCGCTGCTCGGCGGCGCGCACCGGCGGCAACTCCACCCCATCCGCAGGATTCATCACCAGCCGGTTCTCGGCCACCGCCATCGCCAGCACCTGACGCAACACCCCGACCGCTTTATGTACCGTCGCCGGGGCTAGATCAACACTGAGATCGGCGACCCACTCACGGACCATCTGCCGACTGATATCCCCGAGAGCGATGTCCGCACGCCTGGCGATGACCGTGTCGACGATGACTCGATACGTGGCGCGGGTCGACGGCTTCAACTTGTGCTTCGAATCAAGCCACTCCCGTGCATACTCCCCGAGCTTCACCCGACCCGCCGCCGGCGCGACATATGCGCCTTTGCGCTTGTCCACCTCAAGCTGATTGGCCCAAGCCTCGGCTTCACGCTTCGTCCGAAACCCACGCTTGTCCGTCTGGCGACGATCCGGCGTTCGATACCGGACCCGATAACGGGTTGCGCCAGAGGCGGTTTCGTACTTATCAATCGTTGCCATCGAGAGTCCTCTGTCGGGCCTCGTTTTCCATCTGATCCCTGGTCCACTTAGGGAAGGCACGCACGAAATCAAACAGTCTGCCTCCCGGTAGAGGGCCTGAGCCCGACAACCAGATCCACGCCTGATGTGCAGTCAATGGTTTCTCGACGGCGGTGAGCTTCACGTGGTCATGGGGGCCCGCCTCGTCGAGGTTCGGCATCAGTAGCGATGTCGGGGAAACATCAAGCGCGACAGCAAGCGCAACGAGATCGTCAGCGTCTACTCGCCTACCACCGGATTCGATCTTGCGAAGTCCCCACGTTGGAATCTCACGCCCTATCGAGTTCAGCAGCTTGGACAGGTCGGTGAAAGCCATGCCGCGCGTCCGGCGCAGATGCTTGACATTGCGAGCCACCGCGGCGCCCGTCTCCCCGAGCGATTCGATGGGCTCCCACTTGTCTTCCGCTGGGCGAGGTGACATGCGGTAAGCATAAACGAGAAAATCCTCGTTACAACGATGATGTTGACAAAAACTCACTAGGCGGGACACAATCTGCTGTGTAGCGAGGATTTACTTCGTTATAGAGAGGAGTTTATCGACATGACGACCACGACCGCCGGAACGGCCGACGCAGGGGCCGCGCTGGTGGCTGAGATGGATAAGCAGATTCCAGAGCACCTATTGCCACACATCGCCAAACCCGAACACGTCGCCAAAGTCATGCACACAACCGTCGACGCCCTCGCCCAGGACCGCTACCGCCGGCGCGGTCTTCCATGGGTGAAAATCTCAGGCCGCGTGCGCTACTTGCGAGCCGATGTCCTGAAGTTCTTGGCGCACAACCGGATTGGCGGCGACGATGCCGCTTAACCCCACCAAGAGCGAAGCCCCGGAGGCGGCAACCTCCGAGGCTTCAGAACCAACCCTCACCAAAAATCAGATTGGAGACCCCATTATGTCACGACCGGCCGACGACTCGAAGAACCATGGCTGCCTATTCGCGTGGTGCGAAAACACCGCCCGCGATACCGCGGACCAACGCAACGAGCACTATCTGCCCGGACGATACATTCCCGCGACTGGCCGCAGCTTGTCGCGCCCCAGGGACCGCAGCGCCCACCAAGAAACGCTCGTAACGGTCGGAATCGGCGCTCGGTTCAACATCGGCCTCGACCCGTGTCCGAGCATTTTTCTGCATCTCGACGGCGGATGGAACAGCGACGACGTCGACGCCGAACTTCGTCTCGACGAGGCGATCTGCCTATACGCCACCCTCGGCGATGTCATTCGCCGAGTCGCCGAGGACTCAGAGATCAGCGTCCCCGAAGTACTCCGCTACTACCAACCGGCTCTCTTGCCCGAGGAGGACGACGAGTGACGGGCACCGAGTCTCGCACCGTCGACTGGTGGAGCGTGCACACCCACGTCGAACCCCTACTTGAGGAGATGGAGTGCTGGCCGATGGTCGGCACTCTGCCCTGGCAACACCTACCCACCGACGACCCCGCCAAGCTCGCCGCGATCTTCGACGCCGCCCGCCACTGGGCGCTCCGCGTCGACACCGCCCAAGCCCAGATGGCCGACGCCTCCCGCGAGGTCTCGGAATCAACTGACTGGCTACAGATGTCGCGAACCCGGTCAGGTGTCTACATCCCGCGGGAGGTGGCGTGATAATCGACGTGCCCGGCCGCCGGCTTGTCGTGACCCGCGGCTCCCAGGTAAAAGCCAAACGCCTCGTGTGGTGGGAACTCGGCCTCGTACTCCAATACGCCATCAACCTGCTCGCCGCCCGCGAGGGCAAGGGAAAGAGCACCGTCGCATCAAGCTGGGCTGCACGCGAAACCCGCGACGGCGGAACCGTCCTCTGGATCGGCACCGAAGAATCCCGTGAACACGCCATCGTTCCCCGCCTGATCGCCAGCGACGCCGACATGGACCGCGTCATCTTCATCGACGTCGAAACCGACCTCGGAACAGGCGCCCTGGTCTTCCCCCTGGACCTACACGCCATCGAGAACGTCATCCGCGAACACTCCGTCACGATGATGTTCCTCGACCCCGCCAAAGCCGTCGTCCCACCGGGCTTCTCAGGAAACGACGACATCGCCGTGCGCCAATACCTCGAACCCATCGCCACCCTCGCCCACCGCTGCAAGGTCACCATCATCGGCCTAGCCCACTTCGGTAAGCGCGACGGGGCCGACTCCGGACAACTCCTCCTCGGATCGGTGGCCTGGTCCCAAGTCGCCCGCTGCGTCCTGTCCATCGCCGAGGACCCCGACACCGGCACGCGCGTGTTGACCAACACTAAAGCCAACTACTCGGGCACCGACAGATCCGTCGAGTTCCGCATCGTCAGCACCATGATCGACACCGACGACGGACCCACCGAGATCGGCTCCGTTGAATGGCTCGGCGACACCACCCTCGACGCCCGCGACATCCTGTCTGGGCTGCACGACGACGACACCCACGACATCGACCGCTGGCTCAGCGACTTCCTGGCTAACGGATCAGTCAAAGCAACCGAGGTGTTCTCGTCGGCTGACGCAGCAGGCTACTCCAAGGACCAAGCCAAACGAGCAAAGAAACGCCTCGGCATCATCGCTGACCGACCCCACAATCCCGGGCCATGGTTCTGGTCGCTTCCAATCGCACTGAGCACAGAGCGCACCGAGCAGGGAGCACCCTCGCGCGCGCTCCCTGCGCTCCCTGCGCTCCCTGTGAGGTCAGAAGGGGTGCAGCAGGGAGCAAAACCCCCCAGGGAGCAGAGCGCGCACGACTGCTCCCTGCCCCCCTCTCCAGCCGCCATGCCTGCGAAACTGCCCGCCTCGAAACCAGAACCCCCGAGGGAGCACCGCCGCACTATCCGCGGTCAACCGGCGTCGAGCTATCCCGCATGCATCCATTGCGGCAAGCCCGTGGTCGCAGGCCAAGGTGAAGCCCACTTCGAATGCAGCAAACGACAGGCCGCATCGTGAACCACCGAGTGATCTTCGTCCCCGACGACTACTGGACCAACCCACCCAAGGAGAACACCACCATGACCAACCCCATCGCCGGCGACTGCCGCCGCGCCTCCAGCCTCGTCGTCCACTACGGCACCCAAAACCAAGAAGGCGTCAACACCGTATTGCGAGAGGCCGTCGAACTCGGCCGCGCCACCGAACTCATCACCGCCACCCTCGACCTCTTCCAACACGTCGTCCCCCAACTAGTCACCACACTCGGCATCGCCTGCATCTCCGACACCGTCACCCGCCTCTCCGAAGACGAGGACGCCGACCCCGACTGCAACCGCGCCGCACGCCTCATCACCCACCACGCCAACAAAAACGTCAAGTGCATCAACATCGTCCTCACCGAGGCATGCGAAGCCGACCGCGTCACCCCGCTCATCCTCGCCACCCTCGAGCTCTACAGCGTCATCTGCCCCATGATCTTCACCCACCTCGGACTCACCGCACTACAACAGTCCGTCCTCGACTTCGCAGTCCGAGAGGAGACCACATGACCCTGTCGTGCTGCGTCGAGTGCGGAGAACCCTGCACAGGTGCCCACTGCGACGACCACGCCGTCAAGGTACCCGCTCACCTCCGCGGCTACGACTACCGCTGGGCGCAACTGTCCCGACGTGCCCGTCGCGAACAACCGTTCTGCACCGACTGCGGCAGCACCGAGAACCTGCAACTCGACCACCTGCCAAGCGCATGGGAACGGAAAGCCAAGGGCCTACGCATCCGCCTCGGCACCGACGCCGAAACCGTATGCGGCCCATGCAACCTCAAACGCGGCGCAGCCCGCGGCACCAACACCAGGGGACGGGGACCGTCGAGCGGTCGTTCACAACCCCCGGCTAGGCAAAATCTGCGACTCACACCCGATGGAAGCCGCGTCCGTGGGGATCAGCGCAGGTTGAGGGGGTCTTCGCCTTGAGGGTCGACCACAAACGCCTGCCAATGATGAGGGCTATAGCGGATGGTGTCGCCGCCCACCTGCACGGACAAGATGCCGTCTTTGAAGGAGTAGCTCTCGGCGCTCGGGTAGATAACGCTGCCGTCGGACGTCTTGATCTGAATGTTGTACGACACCCCTGGAGCCTGTCATGAAGGCGGGGCCGAAGGGAACGGTTAAGGCCGCGCCGCTGGACTTCTCCGGGATGCCTGCCGACCGTGCGGGCCGGCGGTTGGCGTTCATAGCCGATTACTTGAAGGTGCCGAAGGGTGTCGGTGCCGGTAAGCCCGTTCGGTTGCGTGATTTCCAGGTGGAGATCGTTGAGTCGGTGTTCGCGCCCAGTGTCCGCACGGGTTTGGTGTCGGTCCCGCGTGCTAATGGCAAGACGGCGCTGGCTGCGATGTTGTCGGTGGCGGAGTTGTTCGTGGGTGATGCGTCGGCGGAGGTCTTGGTCGTCGCCAGTGATCAGCGGCAGGCGAATATCACGCTGCGGATGGCGAAGCGGATGATCGAACTGAATACGAAGCTGGCCGAGCGTGCCCAGGTGTACGCGGACCGGATTGTGGTGCCGCACAACGATTCGGTTCTGCTGCCGCTGCCGGCCGAACCCGGTGCGTTGCATGGGTTCGACCCGTCACTGCTGATCGTCGACGAACTGCACGTCGTCACCGAGGCCGTGTGGGAGGCGGTGACGTCGGTGTCGGGTAAGCGCCCGGAGTCGTTGACGTTGGCGATCTCCACCCCTGCCAGTTCCCCGGACAGCATCATGTGGCGGCTCGTCGAACACGGCCGCGCCGGTGACGATCCGGCGTTCGCGCTGCGGGAGTTCGCAGCCCCGGACGGGTGCACCACCGACGACCGTGGGGCGTGGCGGATAGCCAACCCCGCTCTGGCGTGCGATGAACCGTTCCTGGCTGAGGACGGGTTGGAGGCTGCGCAACGGACGCTGCGCGAACCGGTGTTCCGTCAGCTTCGCCTGGGGCAGTGGGTGACCGGCGTCGAGGCGTGGCTGCCGTGGGGAGCCTGGGCCGCCTGCGCGACTCGCCGCCGCGTTGAGCCGCGGGAGCGTGTCGTGTTGGCGTTCGACGGGTCGGCATCTGGCGACTCGACGGCGCTGGTGGGTTGCACCCTCGACGGCCACTTGTGGGTTGAAGGGTTGTGGGAGAACCCCGGTGACCCGCGGTGGCGTGTCCCGCGTGAGGACGTCACACGCGCTGTCGATGTGGCGTTCACCAAGTACGACGTCGCCGAGTTGGCGTGCGACCCGTGGGGTTGGCGCTCGGAGATCGAGGACTGGGCCAAGCGACACGGGGAGCGCCGGGTGTTGGAGTGGAACACCGCCCACGCGGCCCGGATGGCGCCGGCCACCGACCGCCTCTATCAAGCCGTCGTCACCAACGCGGTGACACACGACGGCGATCCACGCATGGCTGCGCACATCGCGCACTGCGTGGCGAAGCCGACCCCGCAAGGGGATCTCGTCTCAAAGGACAAGCGCGGATCACCGCGCAAGATCGACGCAGCCGTGGCCGCCATCGTGGCCTATGACCGTGCCGCCTGGCACTCAACCAAATCCCGTAAACGCGTTAGGAGTTTCGCATCGTGACCCAAGACGAACTGTTGATCAAGCTGATTCAGCGGCTCAACGAACCGGCCGCCCGCTACGCCGACCTGGACCGCTACTACACCGGAACCCAACCCCTCGCATTCCTGTCCCCTGAGGCTAAGACGGCGCTGGGCAACCGGTTCGGCGTCATGGCGTCCAACATTCCCCGCTTGGCGGTGACCGCACTCGCCGAACGGCTACGTATTACCGGCTTCGTCGGTGACAGCGCGTTGTGGGCTGATTGGATTCGCAACGACCTCGACCAAACCTCCGGGGTAGCCCACCGCGAAGCCCTCCTCCTCGGTGACAGCTATGTGTTGGTGTGGGCTGACCGGTTCGGTCGCCCGAAGGTGACTGTCGAGTCGGCGAAACAGGTTGCCGTGCAGACCGACCCCGGAACCCGCGAGATCGTCGCTGCGGTCAAGCGGTGGGAAGACAAAGACAACAACACCACCGAGGCCGTTCTGTACCTTCCCGACCGGATCGTCAGGTTACGGGCGAACCAGGTGGGCGCGATCCAGGGCTACGACCAGATCGACGAGATCGCCAACCCGCTCGGCGTCGTCCCAGTCGTCAACCTGCGCAACACCGACCGCATCGTCGGCGACTGGGGATTCTCCGAAGTCGATGACCTCAAACCTCTGGTCGACGCGTTGAATAAGTCGCTGGCCGACATGATGGTCACCTCCGAATACGTTGGCCGCCCCCGCCGCTGGGCGACCGGCATCGAACTGACCGAGGAACCCGTCGTCGATGACAACGGCGACCCGGTCCTCGACGAGGATGGTCAGCCGGTCGTCACCGAGGTCAACCCGATCCCCGAAGGGCACCGGGCGATGATCTCGGAAAACGATCAGGCCAAGTTCGGGCAACTTCAAGCCGCCGACCTCGCCGGATACGAAGCGTCGGTGCGGGTGATCCTCGGCCAGATCATGGCCGTGTCCACACTTCCAGCCCACTACGTCGGCGTGTTCACCGACAACCCCGCATCCGCCGACGCACTGCGGGCTGCTGAAGCGTCACTGACGGCCCGCGCTGAGGCACGGCAAGCCACGTTCGGCCGGTCCTGGGAACAGGTCGCCCGCCTGATGATCGCCGTCCGAGACGGCCGCGACCCCAACCTGATCGACGACATCAGGATTCAATGGGCCGACGCTGCCACCCGCTCCGTCGCCCAAGAAGCCGACGCCACGGTCAAGCTGTACGCCGCCGGACTTCTCCCGGCGTCGTATGCGCTGGGGAAGCTCGGTTACAGCGACGACGAAATCCTGAAGATCAACGCCGCCCGCACCCCGGCCGAGGCGGTCCGCGATGCGGCTTAGCGTCCGCGACCTCGACGCCACAGTCGCGACAGCACCCGACACGGCGCGACCCATCCGAATGCGGCTCGGCGCACTGACGTACTGCATGACGTTCCCCGAGGCCATCAACCTTGCCAACCAGCTCGCCGACGCCGCAACAGCCCTACGACCGCCACTGTTCAAGAAGGAGAAACCATGACCGACGAAACACCCACCGAAGACACCACTGCCGAGGTGGTGGAAAGTGCACCACCTGGTACCACCCCCGAAGCCGAGGAACCGGCCGCCGAAGGGCCGGATCATCCGGAATCCGACCCCGACGACGAACCGGAGTCGTTTCCTCGGGAAGTCGTCGAGAAACTGCGCCAGGAGAACGGCAGGTACCGGCAACGCGCCCAACGCGCCGACACCCTCGCCCAACGCCTGCACACCGAATTAGTCCGCGCCACCGGACGTTTGGCCGACCCGACCGACCTTGCGTTCGACGAAGCCCACCTCGACGACCCCGACGCCCTGGCCGACGCCATCGACGACCTACTCACCCGCAAACCCCACCTCGCCACGCGCCGCCCCAGCGGAGATATCGGGCAAGGGCCACGCGGATCAGCCGCCGCGCCTTTCAGCCTGCTCGGGTTGCTGAAAGAACGCACCTGATCAACTAAACTGGGGTTACTAGCGGGCCTGGCGCCCTCCACGATTGACGTCCTGGCGACGTGTCGAACCCCATCGACATAACGCAAAGGACACCACTGTGGCTATCGAAACCACCACCGATAATTCAACACTCATCCAGTCGCAGGTAGCCAACCTGCTCGTCCAGCCCCTCGAACAGGCTTCGACGTTCCTGGCCGCCGGCCCCGTCATCCTCGACTCGTCGAGCCCGGTACGGGTGCCACGCATCGTCAACGGCGTCTCCGCCGGCTTCGTCGCCGAAGGCACTCAGATCAGCGACGGCGACGTCGCGTTCGACGAAGTCACCTTGCTCCCTAGCACTTTGAAGGGCCTCAAGGTGCTGGTGAAGCTCACCAACGAGTTGATCCGCACCAGCGTCGTCGGCCTCGAGGCAGTGCTGCGCACCCGCCTGGTGACGGACGTCGCGAACGCCCTCGACGCCGCCCTGTGGGACGGCACCGGCACAAGCAACACCATCAAGGGCATCCTGCGGCAGACCGGCATTGCAACCGGCACCCTCGATCTCACCGACCCCGACAGCCTGATCGACGGCTTGGCCACCGCCCAAGGCAACAAAGTCAGCCCAACGCATTGGGTGATGACCAGCGCATCGTTCGCCGCGGTCCGCAAGGTCAAGGTCGGCACCGACGACGCCCGCTATGTGATGGACCCCAACACGGTCCAGAACGGCACAGAACTGCGGCTGCTGGGCCTGCCGGTCATCATCACCGACAACATCCCCAACACCGGCACAGCACCGGGCAAGGCCCGCGCCGCCCTGGTCGACTTCTCCAAAGTCGTCGTCGCCCGCGATGTCGACGCCGAGGTCAAGATCCTCGACCAGACCTGGGGAGATTTCGATAGCATCGGAATAAGGGTCGTCTCCCGCTGGGACACTGCACTTTTGCAGCCCGAGGCCGTCACCCTGCTCACCGAGGCCTAAATGAGCGTCGATCCGGCTGACGTCGACAACCTCGTCGACTGGCGCAACACCCAAGCCACGACGGTGGTCCCGTTGATCACCGCGATGGCCAAGGCGTACACCAGGGGACGAGGTTTCGACGCGGCTGGTGAACCCAACGACGAGGTGGCCGCGGTGATCACCACCGCGGCCGCCCGCCTCGTCGCCAACGGCAGACAACTCGCCGTCAGAGACAAAGTCGACGACGTCGAACAGGAATACCGCGGCGGCTTCAACGGCTGGACCCTCGCCGAACAAATCGTCCTCAACCGCTACCGAGTGAGGGCACAGTAGTGCAGCTCGGCGACCAGACCGTCACCTTCGTGACGATCACCGAAGGGCCACCCGACCGCAACGGCTACCCAACCCAGATCCGCACCGAAACCGACGTTCACGGGTGCCTGTTCCGGCCCATCGACGTCGACGAGAAAGCGGGCTTGTTCGAGATCGCAACCGAGGTGTGGAAAGCCACCTGTCCACCCGAGCCCGTCGCCCTCGCCGCCACAGCGGCCGGGGAGGTCAAGCACGTCGGCCTCACTTATCAGATCATCGGCGGCGTGCAACCTTTCTACGACCTCGACGGCGAGATCCGCCATGTCGCCGTCGTGTGCCGGCGGCAAGTGGGATGAGCTTCCGGGCTGGCGTCAACCTCGACCTTGGCTCCTTTCCGAACGAGGAAGGACCGCCACGACCGGGACTCCTCCCCGAGCGGTACCTGCGCCAGCCCGGCCTACCCTCAATGACATGACATACACGTGTCCGCAATGCCAAGCGGAAGCCGAGGTCGACGAGCGAATCTCGTTCCCCGAGACCTTCGGCGGCAAGCCTTCACGACCGGACCGCCTGATACTGGACTGCCCGAACTGCGGCACGGTGACGGTCAATTAGTTCTCGATGCCCACGCCGTGCCCACAATCTGCCCACAGTTACACATAACTCGCGTGAACTACAGTGATGTGCTTCAGCACGTTAGGTCCGTCGAAACCCCCTGACATGCAGGCGGATTCGCCTTTGCAAGGTAGATGTCAGGAGTTCGATTCTCCTAGGCTCCACTTCGATTCCGACCCGACCCTGAGATCGCTCAGGGTTTCGGCGTCACTTCCACACTCGGCGGCAGCGGCGAGGGCTCGGGCTGCGTCGACCGGCGCACGATCGAGAACGCCACCGCTCCCCCGGCCACCGCGACGACACCGGCCGCCGCCAACACCAGCCGGCGCCTGCGCTGTCGGGTCTTGGCCGCACGCGTAGGAGCCGTCCCTTGCAACACCTGGGAAACGGCTTCCTGCGCCGCGGCGAGCTCCTGCGTGATCGCCTGTTGCGCGGCGGCCAGGTCCTCGCTCAGCTGAGCTTTGATGCGGCCCCGGCGATACCGGTCCCCCACCCACGCCGCCGAGGACTGTGCACCGTTGACCCCGAGACCCAGAGCCCCGCGCGTGACATCGACCGGCCCGACCGCCGTGTACTTCAGGCCGCGGCTCAACCGCTGGCCGGGGGTCAACCGGATCTCGGTCCTGGTGCTCAT